TTCCACGTCCCGCGTCCAACAAAAATAGTTGGAACCGAATAAATATTCCCTGGCTGGTCACCTGTAGGCGGTGAAAATATAAATTGATTGTTCGCGTCTCTTAATCCCCTTAATTTTGTTTTCAAGGAAAGCTGTGACGCGATTGCTGTAACATCCCATTCTTCCTCTTCCAGTTTGCCAAATAATTGGTTAATATCCTCTGCAATGTCAAGTTCTGTGCCAATTGCTACGACATTACCTGCATTTTCTGCCATGGGAATAAGCCCTTCTGGCCATTCGACTGGTGCTTTGGGATTGCCACCATTAAAAACCTGATTGTCAAATACGCGTCCGAACTTTTCGATAAGTGCAGGCTGCACTTCTCCCCAAATATCATATTCTGCATCGTCAAGTACATTTTGTGGAATCGGGACAATGGCTGCGATTTCGCCCACAACAAGATATCTGTCTTTCCACATCATGTCGGTAGTGATTTTCATACCAGCATCGCCGTTTACAAAATCAGCGTGGGGCAAGGAGGCAAGAACCGCCTGCTTAGCCGTCTTGGTGCTCATGTTTGGAAGTCTTGTCATAAGCTGCATAGCTACCGATTGTTTTCGTACTCCTGCAATAATCCCTGCAATAGTTTCTTCTGGGATAAGGCTATATGCCTTTAGTCTATCTATCATTGTTGCCATATGTTATTCTCCTTTTTTTTATAGATTTAGTCATTAGGTTCAAATGGTAATGCCATTACACCTTCAACAATTTCCGCGTTCGTTTGCGTAATAATAATACTTGCATGAGGATGATAATTTTGTTGAAGATATTCAACAACAGGCCTTACTATTTTTTCAAATTCTTTCATTTCTTCTGTCATTATTAAATCTCCTTTTATTCAGTTTTTCCCCGTATAAAAGCATTCATATCCTTATGCTCTTGTGGCTTACTTTCTTGACCCAGTGGAGGTGTTGCCACATCTGCACCCCTTGTTGAGATTGTTCCAAATACTTCTGCATATGTCTCCTTAATAGATTTAGATATTTCGTCCCAACCTTTTATTTTTCCATCTTTGATCTCAACTTTTCCTAGATCAAATTCCTTTTCTAAGAGACCTACGAGTTTCGGATTTGCTCCATCAGCCTCAAGCTGCTTGCGCAAAGCGGATTGTTTAGACACTGTGTTTTTTTCAGTTTCAACAGCGGTCTTATAATCATCAAGTTCTTTTTGCTTTGTCGCAATATCTGCATCATATTTCTCCTGCAAAGCTTCATGCTTAGATTTCCAGTCTTTTTCATTTGGATTTGTTTTTGGCATGTTATCAATCTTTTCCTGTAAGGTCGTGATTTTCACATTAAGCTTTTCTGCCTGCTTTGCCAAATCCTCACTGGCTTTTTCCTTGATAATCTCCACCGTGTTCCCGTGCTCTGCCATAATCTGATCAATAACATCTTTCTCAATTCCTAATGCTGTCAAAAAACTTCTTTTCATATTTAATCTCCTTTTGATTTACGATTTTTTACGCCTTTTCTTGGCAATCAAGCCAGTTTTACGCCGTAGTCGGGCAATTTTTATAAAATAAAAGAGCCGCCCACTTCCGGTAAGGAAATGAACGGCTCTAACGGCTCTAATTATTCGGTTTTCATGTGTGGGCAATGCGTTTTACATGCTTTTTCCATTTGAAAATTAAGATATTCTTTAACAAAATTCCTATTGCTTAATGCCTCACTGTCAGTCATAATTATATGAACATCTCCACCAATGCAATGAAATTCAACATCACCGGCGCGCGGTCTCTCATATCGCCTAATTTCTGAATGGTGCGGACATCTTTCCCAATATGTTTTATCACTTTCGGGGTTTTCTTGGACTTCAAGTGGCCATAAGTTCAAAAATGTTCTTTGCGGTATCGACTCTATTTTTATTTTTTCTTTACAACCTCGGCATTGTACATATATGTTTCCCTGTTCGTCACGTTCTGCCACAATTTTTGTGTGTCCATGGCAATCACATCTTATCTGTTCGATATTATTTACCTCCTCCATTAAACATCTGACTGATTCGGAATTACTTTGCACTTGCATATATCAAATAAAGCATTTCCATTGTCTTGCAATACCTGATATATTCCTTTTGCTATTGTATCAACAATCATTTCTTCATCGGATTTTCCAAGATCAATATTGGAATGTTCGACTACTCCATGTACAATTTCATGCCAAAGAGTAAGGCATTTCTTTTGGTGGTCTTGATTGTCTGAATTTAACTCAATAATGGATTTCTGAAAATCAATATATCCATAACATACATCAGTTCCATTATTAAGCCCACTTTTTTCTATAATGGTATAGTCAACACCGCCAATTCTGATAGACTCAGGTATTTTCATTTATTCTCCTTTTAATCCGCACATCCGGGCGCTGGGTTGTTCGACTGTTCTATATTCGTGTTCGCCGTTCACCCAGCATTCTTCCCAATCAATGGCAGGTTGCGGGGTGCTGGACAATTTTACCGCTTTGTCCTTTACGTCCGAAAAGTCCATATTATTTTTCGCCCAATCTGCAAACTCAAAATCTCCGGTATCAAACCAGTTCATCATAGCGTCAAACTCTTCTTGGTAGGTTGTATCGGGGCCTATCTTAGCATAATATTTCGCCCTGTTTTCGGCTATTGCCTCGGCAGGAACACCCCATTTACTTCCATCATTGACGGTTATAACGTAATACTTCATAATCCAATTCCCTCCAAATTTTATTAAGTGCATATCGCTACTCCGCGAGACATAGATGTTATTCTTTTTCCCACCATTTAACATCGTTTTGAAAAACCCCTTCACCTTTATGGTTTTCGCAAGTCGGATTAGAACAATATAACCACCAATCCCATTTACAATAAGGTTCGATATTAACATCGCCATTGCAACACATGTCTACAACAGGCCACCCACAGGTTTTACAATATCCGCGAATAGTAGCGGATTCATATTCTGCTTTTCTCTTTATTGCCATTTTATACCGCTCCCTTACTCTGCAAATAAGCCTTGAGCGCCTTGTCCCATCTGGCAGGCATTTGGCGCTGGACTTCATCAATGCTTAAAGTCATCATGAATCGCCCATCTTGCCATGCTCCATTGACAAGCCTGTGACCATATTCCACAAACGAGGCATAATCCATTAAATTCCAGATGGAAATTACAAAGTTGTCACCAACCACCTCTACACTTTCTATTGTTGCTACTTGTTCAAATGCGCTTAGTGCTTCTCCTGTTTGTCTGCCAACCTGCAAGGCTTGGTCACCCACGCCCCATGTATTGCGGAGTGCTCCAGTATCAACCGGCGTTTTCGGTTTAATCTTCGCGATTGCCCTTAACGCCATCTCAAGTAGGAATTTACGTAAAAATTCGTCAAAATCGTTGTAGGCATCAGTCCAATTCTTGAAAAATTTCTCCAACTCTGAAAAATCAGCTTCTCGGCTCATGTCAATACTCCTACGCGCATAGAAAAACCGCCGATACAATGTATAGAGCGGCTTTGTATTTTATCCATAGCAATTTTTATAACATTCAAGACATTTGTAAGTTATAACTCCTCCGGCATCTTTTGTTCGGAGCGTGTATCCCAGATTTATATTGTACATTTTGCATTGAGGAAGTTGCCCTTCTATCTGACTTGAGTAATAAGGAGTTAAATATTTGCAATTTTCGCAAACATCGCCGTCAGGTACTTGAATTTTAATATCTGCCATTATTGATACCCCTGTTCATAGTTTATTGATTTTTATCTAAGCTGCTTACGATTATCTTTGAAGATTTCCCATTTATCAGGTTCCAAATATTTCATGGCCTGAAAGTCTGATATAGTAGTTGGGAATCCCTCAAATAGACCAGAAACTAAATCATTTCCGTGTTCTTTCTTGGCAGCGGTTATAAATTTCTTATAACTTGATAACTGTTCTTTGTCGCTTTCATAATATTTCTCTCGCTTTTGATTAGACAGGAAAGCTTTTCCTTGTTCTTCCGTCAGGCTTTCTCTCCATTCTTTGTAGGACATGTCTCCGGGAACATAGTAGTTTTTCCCGGTTATAGGATCACGAGCGATTCTTGTTTTTACATCGTCAAACATGGCGTCAATTTCATCTGGTGGAAAATATGCTACTGTCGTACTCCTGCACGGATGCGGCGGCGAGGAAATCGGTGGATAATTTATTCCCTCCATCTTTTCAGATAACTTGAAGATTTTCAAATCTAAGTTTTGGCATGAATCCGTTGTACGATGGTCGAGCGTAGCCAAGAATTGATACCATTCCACAACGCCGCTTTCAACGTATGTATCCCATGTGGCACTGTTGGTTATGTGATTGAACTCGGTTCTGGCAAGGCTAATGCTGCGCCACAACATACCGCCGTTGCCTTTTGCTTTGCCCTGCCCGAACATCCGGTCATGTATTGTTTTTCCGATAATGCGCGGATTCTGACCGGCTGCTATGCCCTGCGGTATTGTCTGTTGAAGTATCTGCGTAAGCCTATCCTTGTTGTCCCATATGCGGTCAGAATAGTTTTCCCCTAACCATTTTTCAGATACAGCCTTTTCAATAACTCTTGTATTTAATGCCGTAAATGGCGAACCGAACCCCAACCCTTGCTGAAGGTCGAATGTTGCCTTGTAATAGCTCTCTTCATATATGCCACTCAAACCATCTCTAAATGCATCCTGCTCCTGTGCATACAATTTCTCAATCTGCCACTGCACATCCGCTTGTAAAGCTTCCAAACGGCTCACAGCTGATTTTAGGGATAGCTGCCGGTGTAGCTTCTTTCGATACGCCGGATCAAAAGCGTAGCCAGTTTCTTTGATTGCGTCATAATATTCCTGCGTTTGCTCAAGGTAGGCTTTCAGTTCGGATTTATTCAGAGCTTTCCGGGCATCTTCGATG